TGTTCACAGGACTTACACGCCACTCTGCCGCACTAGTCAGCGCGAGAAGCTGCGTCAGCGGGACAAGGTGCCTGATCGTGTTGGCCTCACGCGCAGCGACGCGGAACGCGATTCGATCCGTGTCGATTAATGGTATGTGGTACGAGATGTCGCTTTCAGTACCAGTTCGCGTCATCCACATCGTCTGCGGCGCGTTCGTCGTGCCAGCAAACACGCGGCGCTGCTCGAAGTACGAGACCGCACCTGGATAGTTTCCGCTTGACGCAAACACGGTGTCGATGATTGGCGGCGTGATGCCAAGATCCGGCGCGATGTTGTTGTCCGTAAACGTCGTTAGATCGGTCTGGCCGATCAGGCCATACAGGCCGTTCTGGCGCTTGTAGATGTTGTAACGAGCTGCGCCAGTAACAGCCGACCATGTGATCGTGTTGCTTGATCCCTGTGCGTTCAGGTTGTTGGTCGCGCTTACGGCAGAACTCGGCGCGCTCTCGTCAATGCCGTTTGGAGCCACCGTCGTGACCACGTAGTAACTGGTGAAGTCAAGCGCCTTGTCGCCGAACTGGACGTATCCGCCGCTTGACCATGTGCCATATGACGTTGTGTTGAGTTCGATTCCGCTGTTGTATGTGCGGACGCGGAACTTGTCTCCGGCACTTATGTGAGAAACGATGTAGTAGTCATCAGGGAACGGATTCGTCCACGTTCCGCCATCAAGGTAGACAGGATCGCCAACGGCCAGTCCATGATCCGCAGTCGTATGCGCGACACCCGGATTTGCACTCGTAAACCCAATGAGGTCAAGAGCCTCACCGCGATTCGCCGTCGCAGTCACACTCGTAGGCGACGTGACAGTTGACGAGAATGAGATGGTTGTCAGCGTCCATGTGGTCGCACCAAGCCGGCGCAACTCGCGCGGCGCATAGTTTGGATGCACCAGTGTCAGAACGTCAGCCGACTGTACATAGTGAATGTCGAACAGATCAGCCTCGGCATACGGGCTCGGAATCTCATAGATGCCTGCCGGAAGCGCATACCAATACGTCGCGTTCGGTGGCGCATTGCCAGTCGTGGCCGCGATGCAGTAGTAATTCACACCGCCAGAGGACACCAATGCTCCGACCGCGTAGGCCGTCGCGCCGTTGTACGCCGCTGGCGTGCCTGGACCAAGGGTCGCGCCCTGCGTGTGGAACCGCACATAGTTCGGCCCAAACTCAAGCACCATCGTCTGCGTGGTGCTGAATGTGAACGGGATCAGCCGCGTCCGCTTCGTGCTGTCCTTGACCTCGCGCACGAACGCCGTGCCGGCCCGGTTCTCGGCTGGACCCTGCGGCGTCGCGATGAAGTTCCGCATCGTGGCTGCGCCAGTCTGGAACTTGATGTCATCAAGGCGACCCCACATCTCGGGCGACACCTCGCCGCCTGCGAAGGATCGGTTGTATGTGCGGGTTGCTGGCATAGGTCAGCGTCCGCTCATCCAGCTCGTAATGTGTTCCGGCTTGACGTTGCGCTGGTTCGCGTCAGACATGCGGGCCTGCTGGAGGTAGGCCATCATCATCTGCGTGCAACGCTTGGCCTCTGCCGCGCCCTGGTCGCCCTTGATGACCGGGCCAGCCAGCATCGACGCCAGATGCCATGACAGCGCCATGACAAACAGCGGATCGAACTTGGTCGGGTCGGTGACGAGCGCCTGATAGCGCAACAGGGCACCTTCCTGATTCGTGTAGATGACCTTGTTGCCGTTGGTATCAGTCTCAATCTGATACTCCTGCGGCACGTATACGCCAGCGCCTACGAACGGCGTGTTGATCCAGCCCCAGCCATAGCGGTCAGCCGGGTACGGTCGGATCGTGTAGTCGTTCTCGACCTCTGGCGGGAGAACTGACACCGCCACCATCATGTCGCCCGGACAGGCGTATGCGTACTTCCACATCGTGTACGGCATCGTGACGCCGGCGAGCGCCACGCGGCGCGACGCGAAGTTCCAACTGTGCATCTGAAGCAGGCTGTCGCGCGCAATCGGATAGAACCGAGCGCAATGCTCTGACTGCGCCGATCCCTCTGGCGGATCGATGCTGGCGACGGTTGCATCATCGCCGAGGTGCGCGAGTGCCAGGTTGCAGATTTCGACTTCCGATGCCATGCCTGCCTCCTAGTGATGGAGGGTGGCCGGTCGCCCGACCACCCTCCTTGTCCACCAGTTCAGTAACCGTCAGTCCATGCGTTCAGTGATCGCCGTCTTGCGAGGCCGACCGGGCCGGCGGAGCGCCGGTGCCGGATCATCCTGCTCGACAGGCTCGGGTTCGGACCCGACGCGCTCGAGGTTTGTGTTGTGCGGGCCGTTGTACTCGAACACATCGCCAACTTCCCGCAGTCCGTTGTCCACGAAGCACTTGACCTTTGCGCGATACTTGGGCATGGGTTCCTCCTATCACGCCACCGTGAAGCCCGACGCATAGATGCGGCGGCCATCCTGGATGTCCTCGACGATGTCGGCACTGATGACACCGGCAGTGTGCGTGCCGGTCGTGACAACCTGTGCGCCGAGATAGCGGAGGCCAGCAGCACCGATCTGCTGCGGGTTGATGCGGACAGCGACCTGGGCACCGAGGCCGAGGTTCGCGGTGGTGATAACGCCAGTCTCGCCGATCACGATGTTGCCAGAGGCAAGCGTGGAGGACGATGAGGCGATCACCTGGAACGTCGCGTTCGTACCGCCAGCGAGCGCGGTCGTAACGGTAAACATGACGTACAGGTCAGCGCCGGAACCGATGTCTCGGTTCTGGGTGCCCTGTCCAACGGTGTAGAGCGTGCCGCTGGCCGTAGCCGTGTATGCGGTGTTGCTCTGGAGATCGACCACATCCGGCGTACCACTGGTGCCGGTGATGTAAGTCGCTGCGGAAGTGATCGCGCCGGTGTTGCCGAGGCGAAGGTTCTGGTCAAGAATCATTGTGTGTCCTTTCTGCCTTACCTATCAGGTGAGGCGGGCTTCTGCGTTGATGAGGGCATCGACACGGCGGCACGGAACGCCGAGGAACGACAGCCACGAGTAGGGCGTACCGAACTGCGACAGACCTTGCTGCACGGACAGCACGTTCTGGGCGCGATCCATCGCCTGGATGGACAGACCGCCGTGGACGGTGCGGTTCATGTAGAAAGCCGCACGGCCCATCGCCATGTTCGGGATTCGGTACAGGGCACGAGTCATCAGCTTGATGAGCTGCGTGGCCGCCGTGGAAGCCTGCGTGCCGCTCGCGTTGGACATGTCGCTCGCGTCGATGTTCGCAATGCGAACGACGTAGCGCCAGTCCTTCACGACCAGACCGTTCTTCCACTGGTAACGGGTCGCAAACGCCTGCAGACGGTTGTTGCCGTCATACACGGTCTGCTCGCCGAGATCCTCATGCATGAGGCCAGCCGTGCTGCCCTTCGGGAACGGGCAGTAAACGGTATTGTCGCCCCAGACCACGAGGTAGACCGAGGTGTTGTCGCTGCCGGTGCCGCCACCCTCAATGATGTTCTGGCCGATGCCGGAACCACCAGGAGTGGTGGAGTAACGAGCAGCCAGACCGAGGAACGACTTCGGCTCGATGGCAGGGTTGCCATAGAACAGGGTCGTGGCCTGGGTCTGGTTCATGGCCTCAAGGAAGGCCACGTCCTCGGACAGACGGAACTGCGCGGTGTTGCCGTTCAGCATCGCCAGATCCTTGTCCACCTCGCTGCGAGCCTCGAGGATTCCACAAGCCTCGTCCACCTGCGCGGTGGTCGAACGGCTGTTCGGAATGCCCTGGTTCAGCGCACGCCAGTAGACGGCGGGCAGACCAGTTCGGATCACGACGCGCTCGCCGGTGGGCAGGTTGCCCTCCTTGAACACGCAATCCTCGAGGATCTCATTGCTCTGGGACAGCAGTTCCGCGATGACCGGCACGCGGCCCTCGGGATCGGTTCGCTTGGCCCAATCGGCCAGCGTCAGGTTGTTGGAAGTAAGCACTGCCATTGGAAATTCCCTTTCGTGGAATTAGGTGTTGGTTGAGTACAGAGCATCGGCCAAATCACTAAAGGTCTTCGGGCCACTCTTGGCCTGTCCGACGCTTCCGGTGACGATCCGATCCTCACTGATTGCCTTGCCTGCGCGGTACATGAACCGGATCACTTCCGGGTGATCGCCCAGGCCCGACGTGTTGAGCAGCGTGCGAAGTTCGGACGTGCCGAACGTGTCAAGAGCCTTCTTTGCGGTGGACAGGTTCTCGGCCAGCTTCTCGCCGCCGAACTCCTGGTCAGCCTTGGCTGACGCAACCCACTCGCCACGAATGGCCTTGACCTGCGATTCTTGACGGCTTGCCAGCGTTGGGCCCATCCGGTCGAGAATCTTCTGCGCGGCATCCTGCGTCAGGTTCAATTCGCGGGCAACCTCGGAGAAGTTCTTGACTACCTCCGAGTCGAACTCGCGGCCTTCTGGCGCCTTGAATTCGTACTTCTCTGGAGCCTGCGGCGCTTCGGCCTTGGGCTCCGTCTTGTTGTCCGCAGCCTTGTTCTCCGTGGCCGGCTCGGCGGCTGGAGAGTCCTTCGGCGCAGTTGCCTTCTGCCCATCACCATAAAGCGCCTCTGCCGTCGCAGTGGTGCTTTCCGGTGCCGAAGATGCTTGGGAGCCGTTAGTTGGAGTTGCGGCTTCCATCATCGTTGGTTCGTTCATCTGCTGTCTGCTCCTTCATCATGGTTGGATACAGTTCAGGGCACTGCGAATGGATCAGGGCCAGAATGCGGAGCCCGTAGTTCCTGTGACCTTCGGCGAATGACATGGTCATTGCGTTGGTGTTGAACGACGAACGGAACACTCCTGCCTGATCCAGAAGCCGCCAAATGACGCGGCGGCCTCGCTTGTTGCCCATGAGCCACTTGATGTCCGCCTCTTCATTCTCCCGAGCCAGCCGTTCGCGCAGTTCGCGGTCTGCTTTGCTGCGTTCCTGGCTTCGCAGGTCAAGCGGGTCGTAGTTGCTCACGGGTGGGACATTATGGAATTACACATTCCATACGGGCACCGTCAACCGCCATACAACAGAGTTGCCGCTGGTCCCATGACGTTCTGCGTGCCGATCTCCATGTCAGTGACCTGAAGTTCGACCTTCTGCTCGGTGCCGCCTTGGGTCTGATCCTCTCCGGCAGACTTCACGTACACGCGTGCGCGAATCTCCATGACGGTGCCAACCTTCGGCAGCGCCGTGATTCGCAACTTCTCAAGTTCGTCCGACTCAAGTTCCAACACCAGACCTTCCGGGAACTTTGGTTCGTCGGTTTCGATCTGGCCGGGCATTTCCTCGACTTCGGCCTGGCGGGCCATGTTGACCATTGCCATATTCGTCCTTTCAAAGTTCCGTTGCTGACGGCGAACCGTACCCACTGAACATGTTCATCACGTCCATCAGCGCATTGGGCTCGCCGGCGGTCGGTGCCTGCGCAAGATTCTTTGCGGTCTGCGATGACTGCTGCATTGCTGCAGCCTGCTCCTTCGCAGCCATCGCCTGGTTGCGGGCCTGCCGCACCATCGCCACGTCCTTGTCGGCCACGATCAGGGACGGATCGACGCCGAGCATGTCGGCGTAGATGTCGGCCCATTGGTCGCTGTCGAACTTGTCAAGGATGTCTGGCTTCATCGTGGCGATCTGGCCGAGGTTGCCGACGAAGCGATCCACGGCGTTCGTGCCGATTGCACGCTGGGCCTGCGCCAGCATGGACACGAACTCCACGTTCAGATCCATGCCCATTAGTTCCTGCGGCGGAGGTGGAACGGCACCACTCGAGATCATG